TTACCCATTGGCGCGGCTTAAGAGCTTATTTTTGAATTCACAATGGTCACGATATAACCATCTTGCTCGCCCGTGGATAACTTTGGCTTTTGGCAGGTCGCCGGACTTAATCCGGTCATAGATGAAGGTTTTACCGAAGCCAGTATCGGCCATGATGAATTTCAAATCAACCAGTGAATCAGGCTGTAGTTCGTGTTGCATGAGTGCTATCTCCGAATAGGGAATCGAACCTGCAAATCAGGTAATAAAAAACCGCCATCAGGCGGCTTGGTGTTCTTTCAGTTCTTCAATTCGAATATTGGTTATGTCTGCATGTGCTATCTGCGCCCATAGCATCCAGTGGTCATAGCAGTCATTGATGTTCTCTGCTTCGATAACTCTGTTGAATGGCTCTCCATTCCATTCACCTGTGACTCGAAAGTGCATTTATCATCTCCATAAAACAAAACCCGCCGTAGCGAGTTCAGATAAAAGAAATCCCCGCGAGTGCGAGGATAGTTACTTGTTCATATTATTAATCGTCAATGTATTTTGAGCATTGTGGGCAATCATCAATCCCACAATACGATTCATATGCATCCTTTATTGCGTCGCGGGCTTCAGTAAGAGTATTGAATAAGTTGCAGCTATTATCTTTTTGATATAGGTAAGTTCCTAATTTATAAGCAGAAGAAGCATCATTTCCGCTGTCTAAAATTACATCGTTATGGATTCTGCACCTTGCAAGAACTCCTGATCCCATAAGGGTCTGCATAGCCCATTGCTCTTGATCTTCACACAAATCATGAATGCTCATTTCAACACCTCTCTTCACGTTTCACACACGTTAAGATTAACAGTGTTTTTACATGCTTTGGAAGATTTATTTTATAAAAACTCTTTTAATACAAATAGATATAATAGTTCACTATTATAGCTCCTTTAATCGAGGCGGTTCTGGTAGAGGCATCCAGTGGGTTACCTCTTTGAGATACAGGTCTTCGCCATCACCGTCATCCCAAGTTGGATTGCCATCATTAAACCAGTCGCCATATACGCCGACCTGAGTGTTGGGGATGTTTGGTGGGTAGTTGTTTTTAAAGTCAGCTGCTAACACATAGCATTGTCGCTCTCCCATTTCTGGCATTCGCTCACTACAGCTTATCCAACCATCCGGAGTTACCGGATAGTTGCCGGGTTCTTTAATGTGCAAGCGAGGCTCACCATCTTTTGGCTCAGGCCACTGGCGCTCCATGTTGATCTTCAATTTATCTTCCATAGCAGCGGTAATTTCAGCATCGCTGATGCCAGCACGGCGCTGTGCATCCCACAACAGAAACTGCATATCAGCCCACTCGCTAAGATCGTCTGGTTCGGCTGCGGCTTCCAGTGCCTCTTTTGAGAGATGTTTCAGCGGACCAATGGGGCCAACGCAGCCAAATGTGGAGTCAGACCATTTGGCATGCTCGTGGCGAATCTGTTCGCGTTCCAGTGATGCCAGTGCAATTCGTGCCAGTTCCATTTGTTCGCCACGAGTAAGTCCGTTATCAAGCGGATTTTTAATGAATAATTTGATACGTTCTTTGGTTATAGCGCTCATATCACTCTCCTTTGATGCGAATGCCTGTTGCAATGCTGTTTATGATGCTGTCAGTGCATGGGGTAGAAAGCTGGGCATCTCCAGCAATTCTCATGACCTCAACATCTGCATATCGAATACCGAGGTGTATCAGACCGGCTATACCTGACTTAAGCCGAGCATTTTCCATAAACAGATCCTTTGCCCGCTGTTTTTCTGCCTCAAGCTCAACGCGCAACTTCCCTACCGTTAACGCAATCTCCTCGTTCTCCTGGTCGCGGCGTTTGATGTATTGCTGGTTTCTTTCCAGCTCATCCAGCAGCGCCAAGACGGTAGCGGGATTGGCTGCGGCGATGAATTCAGCATTGGCCTGCTGTTCCATTTGGAAATCTTCATCGAAACCGCTTTCTGGATGCGCTCCTTCAATTCTGCAAATAGGAATATATCCAGCAACTTCACGATGAATTAGCGCATCATCACCATCAAATCGGCTCTCTCCATATTCGAGCGACCACTCACCACACGTTGCTTTTTCTGCCTTAGCACGCAGTGCCTGATAGTCAATCTTGCTCACTGGTTGCCTCCTTTGCGAAGCTGGGCGGCAAAAGCTACTGCGTGATCATGATGCTCAAGTGTGTATGCTCGCTCCGCAAACATCTCCACCCCCTGCGCCCGTACTTCAGCCAGGAAAGCATCGGTAGCTGGAGTTTCAGTAACATCATCTTCCCATTCGCTAAACTCCTCACGACAAAAGTCATTAAATTCCTTCTCAGATTGCTTAAGCGATGTATTTTCAGCAGCCATCTTCGCGCATTTAGCCTCAAGGTTATCAATCGTGATTCCAGCAGAACGACACTCCCGCAACTCCGTTTCCAGTTTTGATTCAAGCTCACCGAACTTACGCACCAGATATTCAGCGTTTGTTTCGTTAACCTTTAAATCTCGTGGGATGCATTTACCTTTCAGAAAACCATCCATCTCAATTAGTGACATTTGTTTCATTTCTTCCCACTCCGCAACATCGCATTCAGATATTTGTTTTGATTCACTGATGGAAAAGAATTTCTCTTAAGCAATTCCTCTCTCGATGGCATTGGCTTTACGCGTTGGCGAATAATCATTTCTGCCGGAAGAATGCCTGGATTGTATGCAAGTCCTCTCATGGTAAATTCCTCTTTGTTAATTTATTCGTATGCCTGCTCTTTCTTCATCGAGTTTTTTTAGCTTGTATCGCATAGCTCTCACTGAATAAATTGAGCGGCAGGTTGCAATTGCTATTTCTTCTGCGGAGAACTTACCGAAAAGTGATACTTCGGCTCTTGTCCATCGTCTTCCACGAAGTCGGCTAACAATGTCAGCGCCAATCCTTGTTGCTTTCGCCATTACTGCTTTTTCAGTCCTTTCCAGTTTTTCAGCGATAACTTCAACTGGCATTGTCGCCGCCACTTCGCGCAAGAAATCGACTTCCCATTTCTCCCATGGAGTCTTTTTCATAGTCGATACCGTTATTTGATAAGAAGTGAAGGTTTCCCAACTTTGAGTTGAGCGCCAGGGATATTTATTCCTGCTTTTAGTTGGTGTTTGATTGCCAGTTTGTCGGCTTTAATTATCGTTTCAAACTCAACGTATTCAGGAGGAAGGGCGCTTGAGTCGATGATTTCTACAGTTTCTGACGGTTTGCGGATTGTTACCTGGTGAATACCTGCTCGAATATTTTTCTTGCCAACCATTTCAAGCGATGACGCTATATATGATTTGATGCTGTCAATCTTATTTTGAATTACTGCGGCTCGCTCATTCAGCGACTTTGCCTCTTCCTTGAGGCGTTCAGCATAACCAGATTCATTTTTAATGACGGAAAGAAGTTGCTCTATTTTATCGGTAAATTCTCCTTCCATGCCTTCTATTGTGTCAGCAATCATCTCTGGTTCTAAATCTGAATCCATCAATTTTGCGTATTCATTGGCAATTTCATACAGTTTGCTCACTGGCAACCTCCAGTTTCGCTTTGCATTCTGCGTAAATGGCTTGTACGTTCTGCTGCAATTTCATTCCAGATGTCAGGCGATATGCTTCTGCAAAATATCGCTTCAAATCATCCATGTTTTCTGCCTGAGCCATTTCATCACAAAGAAGTTGTGCTTTTTCCATTATTTCCTGCTGGCGTTTCCGTTCATCTTCGCGGATATCTTCCTCTGATTTGTGCGGCATAACTGGTTCCTGATGCATACCTTCATCTTCGTTAAGCAGGTGTGAACCGCCCCG